ATTATAGTCAAAACTACGTCAGATGTCAAGAACAAATCTCTTTGAGAACTATGCTGAGGAAATGGAATGATTTTTTCATCATCCGTTACCTGATAACATCTCTCAAGAAGATACACTGGTTCTTCATCCAGTTCAGTTATCTTGGCTAAAAGGTACTCGCTTCGTTGTCTCAGTAAGATCAGTTTGACTGTTGACTGCTCCTCCTGTTGCATTTGTGGTACTACTGGTAGTTCCTCTTCCATTTGCTGCCTCTACTAATTCATTGTATTTTTCGATGACCTCAGGGTAAGTGTCATATGCACTTATGATTTCATCTAGTCGAAGGATAACCCTTCTGTCTTTACATAACGGTGCCCAAGGTATAAACTGTATCTCAGGTGAACTCATTTGGTGTACACCTTCCGATTCAATTAAAAGATCTTGGTCGGTTTCTACAACGTGAACATTGTAGGGATGATCCATTCTGAATGCTACTGCTTTCTTTGGTTCATCATTTGCTGCGATTTCAAAAACGTCTGCAATGACATCTTCACCGTTTCGCATTCTTACGACTCTTACGCTCATAACTTTTGTCCGATTCTGATATTGAATAAGCACAATCCTTGAGAAGATCTTTTAAGATCCTTTCAGCGTTTGTGTTTTTTTGTTCTGCGATGGGTCTACATAAATTCATTATACCATCAGTTTGATATTTTGGCAACTCTAATGTTAGGAGTTCCGTTTCACCTTCATAGTTATTCGGTTTTAGGTTCAAGTACATGTTCATCTGTTATTCCATAGTGGTAATCATTTGTATCGCCATACCTCTCCATATGTCCACGTTCGACACTAAAGATCTGAGTGGATACTTTGAAGTTTGGCATCTTAGGTTGCTTAGGAGTTAATGAGTTATCATAAATTCTCATCCTATTGTTAGGATATAAAGCAAACTGTCCGTTGTTTAGTGCTATCAGGTTATGACTCTTATGTTCTGATGGAGTCTCTGCAGTACTATAATCTGGAGTGTCAGGTTCATCATGATAATTATCAATAGTAATTACATATTTACCTAGTTGACTTCCAAAGTCTCTGGTGTATAGTTCATAGTCCATAGATCCTATAAACTGTTTACATATGGTTGTGACACCATAGTCCATGCAGTTCCAGAACTGCAAGTTTGGTAGATCCATATCTGGGTCTGGTGTTACAGGTTTACTTACAAACGCACTGATAGGAAGTTTATCATATATTGCTGCATACTCTGGTAAGTATGTCTCAAAATAAAATGCACGACCTGGCATTGATTTACAAGATACCCAAACGCCTGGTGTAAATTCACCATGACCTGATTCAAAATCAGTAAGATATTCTTTTCGTACCCACACTTCTTCTGCGGGCATGTTAGAAATTAAAGTTGCCATACTAAGAACAAGAACAAACTAAATTACGATCACCATACACATTATCTATTCGACTTACAGATGACCAGAATTTGTGTTCCTGTTCAACTGGGTATGCTGCCTCTATACGAGAGAACTCATGCTTCCATTCTCCTGCTAATTCTTTTGTAGTATAAGGTGAGTTCTTTACTATCTCAGGATCCTCATATCTTATCATATTCATTGCTTCACCAAATCTTTCTAACTCTCTAAGTGTCTCTGACTCAGTTGGTTCTACCATCATAGTACCTGCAACTGGCCATGATAATGTAGGAGCATGGAATCCATAGTCCATCAATCTCTTTGCTACATCCTCTGCAGTAAATGGTAAATTTCTACAATCAAATATACATTCATGTGCAACTCTACCATTAGCACCTTTGTATAGAACATCAAAGTATGGTTCTATTTTCTTTGCTAACCAGTTTGCAGATAACAATGCACATTCACTTGCTTGTCTAAGACCGTCACTACCCATCATTCTTATATACATCCAACTAATAGGTAAGATAGATGCACTACCTTGTATTGCTGACGATACTCTTTGATTTACAAATGGTGTTAGATGTTTTGCTACACCTATAGGACCTACACCTGGTCCTCCACCTCCATGAGGAATACAGAATGTCTTATGTAAATTCATATGCATTACATCAGCACCATAGTCACCTGGTTTTGCTAAACATACCTGTGCATTTAGATTAGCACCATCAAGATATACTTGACCACCAAACTCATGAACGATATCACATATCTCTCTGATAGTTGGTTCAAATACACCATGCGTAGATGGGTATGTAATCATACAACCTGCTAATTCATTTGCTTCCAGACATGCTTTGATTCTTAAATCATGTATGTCTACATTACCATCTTTATCACAGTCAACACTTACAACTTCCATACCTGCCATGACACAAGTAGCAGGGTTAGTTCCATGTGCACTCTTTGGTACTAATATTTTATTACGTTCCTCTCCATTAGATTCATGGTATGCTTTGATTGCTAATAGTCCTGCATACTCACCCTGTGCACCTGAGTTAGGTTGTAGTGATACAGAATCAAATCCTGTGATGTCACACAACCATTTCTGTAGGTCTACCATAATTTGTTCATAACCAAGTGTCTGAGATGGAGGTGCAAACGGATGTATATTATTAAACTCTGGCCATGATACAGGCATTAGTTCTGCTGCTGCATTTAATTTCATAGTGCAACTACCAAGTGGCATCATACCATGTACTAATGAATAATCCTTAGATGATAACCTATGCATATATCTCATCATCTCAGTTTCGCTGTGGTATCTATTAAATACTTCTTGAGTCAACCACTCCTTTGTTCTCATAGGAATTGATAACCAGTAATAGTCTCCTATAGAATCAAGTATGTGATCTATAGTATCAACTGGATTATTAAGATCCAACTGAGAATCTATAAGTTGTTTTAATTCTTCTTCTGTAGTACACTCGTCCAAAGTTATCATAGTCCATCCGTCTTCATACCTGACGTTAAACCCTTCTAAAGCAAGGAAACTTTTAAATCTAACAGTATCAAATCCTTCGGACTCATCAACTTCTATTCCAACCCACTTCAATGCCTTTAGTAGCGTCTGCCTATATTTTAATACTCTGGTTGCTATTCTTTTCAGACCTTCCGAACCGTGATAAGCAGCGTAAAAACCTGCCATATTTGCGAGGAGTGCTTGAGCAGTGCATATATTGGATGTTGCTTTGTCTCGTCTTATGTGTTGTTCCCTTGTTTGTAATGCTAACCGTAGTGCTTTATTACCTTGACTATCTACCGACTGCCCAACAATACGTCCAGGAATCTTACGTTTATATTTCTCAGTGGTTGCAAAGAATGCTGCATGAGGTCCTCCAAAACCCATAGGAACTCCAAACCTCTGCATACTACCAACTGCTATATCAAATCCTAACTCACCTACAGGTTGCATCAACACTTGTGCCAAAGGATCTACAATAGCAATCTTAGTACCATCAAAGTACTTGGGTGTATATTTTATCTGACCATGATTATTAGGAAACTGATGAATGATTGCAAAGGCATCTGTATAATCCTCAATAGATAAAGGTAAACTTGTATCAACTGTAAGAATTTTAATGCCTAATGGTTTTGCTCTGGTCTGTAATACCTTGAGTGTCTGAGGAAATACCTTACTATCAACAAGAAATAAATTCTTTTTAGATGCATTGTACGCAAGTATCATTGCTTCTGCTGCTGCAGTTCCTTCATCTAATAAGGATGCATTCGTTATTGGTAGTCCTGTAAGTTCTGTGACTAATGTCTGGTAATTAAATAATGCTTCTAACCTACCCTGTGATATCTCTGCCTGATAAGGTGTATAAGAAGTATACCATGCAGGGTTCTCAAGTACATTCCTTTGTATTACTGGTGGTGTAATCGTGCCATAATATCCTTGACCTATCAAACTTCTTTTAACTTTATTATGTGATGCTATCTCTTTTAATTCTTTGAGTGCTTGATTCTCATCACAACCCTCTATTAAATTTTCTCCTCTGAACAAGATTGAATCTGGTACTATTTCCCTTACCAATTCATCCAAAGAAGAAAGACCCAAATCTTCTAACATTTGAGTCTTGTCTTGGACTGATAGTCCTATGTGCCTGTTTATAAAATCTGATACCATAGAATTAATTGTATCACACTATCTATAAGTGTCAAGCAATTTCATATACTTTATGTTTCTGATGTTCTGGAATGATCTTATTTAATTCAATTGATAATAAACCATTCTCATGTTTGATGCTACCAATCTCTACGTCATCCGAGAGATTAAATCCTCTTGAGAAAGTTCTTGATGCTACACCTTTGTGTGCATACTCCTCTGCATCTGGTTTAGATTCTTGTACTTTTGATTTAACAAGTAATACGTTTTGTTGCGTTGATACTTCTATGTCATCTTTGTTCCATCCTGCTAACGCAATTTCGATTCTCCATTTCTCTGTTGATTCTTTAACAATATTATATGGAGGATATTGTCCTGCGATAGTTCCAGATCCATATGCATGGAACCTGTCAAACAAATCATCAAACCCTACACTGTAACGGTTTGCTGCGTCAAATATTTTGTCGATGTCCTTTGTAGTCCATCTCTGTAGATTAGTCATAGTTCTCCTTAAATAAGCGAGTGTAAATTTTGTCCCCGAAGGCGACACTACTATTTAACCTTAAATTTCTACCTAAGTATAATGTACATCCCGAACATTTAAGTAAGGTTTAGCACACCTATATAGTGCAGGATTATATTCCATTAAAACAATGAAAAAATTTATACCTTTATTATTAATCCTTGGTGCTCCAGTCGCTGCTCGTGCAGACATCACTCATACAATGACATCCTCTTTACAGTTGATTACAAACTCAGCTGCAACACAGGTTGAGCGTATTGGTTCAACATACAGTGTTTCTGGATCAGGTGTCTCTACAGACGTAGGTGGCGGTGGATCTGCTGACTTAAACGTTGGTGGTCTAG